TCTAAAATCTTTTCAGGAGAAAGAAAAGATAAACAAACATATTCTTGTCCGCGAATTGGAGCATCTTCTTCTAGGTAATCTACTTCACTAACAGGTACAACATTTTTATCAGTCATTTTTATTTAATAAATAATTTATATAGTTTTAAATAAGTTTATAAATATAAAAAATAATAAATTAATTAAATTTATTTAATACAAAATTTTTTCTCTTAATATATTATAAAAATGAACGGATTAGATGTACGTGAAGTTGTTGCTAGAATGCTTAAATATTTTGTAGAAGGCCTTGTTGTTGCCGTAGCTGCCTACGTAATGCCCGGTAAAGTTATGAAAGTAGTTGATGTTGTATGCATCGGTCTTGTTGCTGCCGCTACCTTCTCTCTACTTGACCTATTTGCCCCTTCGGTAAGTGGTTCGGCTAGACAAGGTGCTGGTTTCGGTGTTGGTGCTGGTCTTGTTGGCTGGCCTGCGGGTGGACTTGCCTAAGTATTTATTGATATAACTCAAAAATATCAATAAACTCTGAAAATAATTTAATAAAAATATAAAATACTAAAATAAATAAATTAAAAATAATTTTTCTCCTAGATTTTAAATTATTAAAGTCTAGATACTTCTAATAAATTGCCACCCTAACTCTTCACATATTTTTTTCCAAGTTTGTTCTTGTTGATGTAATTTTTCTCTAGATTTTAATAATGGAAAATATTCTAAATATTCATCTTCTCCTAAAAGTTCTAGAAATTTATGTAAAACATATGAATAACTTAAGAAATTTTTGCGATTTTGAGGAGAATGTTTAAGAAAAGGTACTTGTATTTCTTTGAACATATTTCTTAGTTTTTCTTCTAATTCTGGATTTAATTGCGGATTTATTTTACCAGTAATCCTATTAAGAATATAAGGAATATGTTCATAGTATTTATTAATTTTAATCTTCTTTAGAATTGCTTTTATTTTATCATAGTCTAGAGTAGCCATATTATCAATTTTATTTTTCTTTAATTCTAAATATATCCTATCGAATACTTCTTCTGGTATTTCAGTTGTTTCTTTGCCTTGTGTTTGGTTTATCCATTCATTAAAATGATTAATTCTATTATAACTGAAATAACTAATTTCTTTAGGAGGGTCTCTATAACTAGGTCTTTCATTATCTGTTAATATAAACTCTATAGTATTACAATCATTACAATATAGAATTCCATCATTCAGTAATTCACTAATATTTTCAGAATTACAATAATTACATTTTTGAACAACTTGTTCTAGATTGTTATTAATATAATTTTTGTCTGTTGTAGATAAATAACTTTCTAGTAATTCTGAGCGATTATTAGAATCATCATTTTCTTTTCTAGGAGAATTCTCTTCAATTTTATTAGGATTAAAAAAATCTATTATTTTTTTTACATTAGCATTATTAGAATTATCATTATTATTTTCTATAGAATCGTAATAATTAAATAGAATATCAGAAGTATTAGTAAGATAATCTATTTCAGTATTTTTAGAATTTATAGATTTTATAATTTTAGTAATTTCATTTTTTCTTGTAGTTAATTCGTGAACTAAATTTAGTTTTTCAGAAATATTATTAGTAATTTCTTCTTCATTAGAATCATCACTATTTATTTCACTATTAATATTAATTTTCTTAAGTTTCTTTTCGATTGATTTTAATTCTTTTTCTAATTTACCTAAATTATTATACTCTTTGCTAAACTTATCGAGTTGTTTTTCATGACATACATCTAGCGTATGAGTAGTCTTTTCGTAGTTACATCTTCTCTTATTTTTTTTAGGTTTATTTTTAGTATTGTTCATAACATTTTATAGAAGTTTATCTATATTAATTCTTTATATCAATTAATTTTAAGTTTAATTTAGCGAAAATTATTTTCTTTTATTATAGTATAAAAAAAGAATGGGAGGAGGATTAATGCAACTCGTAGCCTATGGCGCTCAAGACATCTACCTTACAGGTAATCCCCAAATTACCTTTTTCAAAGTTGTCTACCGCAGACACACCAACTTCGCGATGGAAGCTGTTGAACAAACTCTTAATGGTTCTACTGCTAAAAATGGAAAAGCAGTTGCGACTGTTTCCAGAAATGGTGATCTTGTAGGAAGAATGTATGTAGAATGTACTCTTCAAGGAACTGGTGCTAATCAAGGTGCAGAATTACTAAATGAAGTTGTTGTTGAAATTGGAGGTCAACAAATTGATAAACATTATGGTAGATGGTTAGAAGCGTGGGCTGAACTAACTGAAATCAATCCTACTGGTGCTAAAATGAGTACTGCCGGAACTGTTACAGATGGTACATTATTTCAAAATATGTCTTCTATGGGAGGTGTGACTGATGATGCTGCGGCACTTGTATTTATACCACTACAATTCTGGTTCAATCGCAATCCAGGTCTTGCTCTTCCACTTATTGCTCTTCAATACCACGAAGTTAAAGTATCTATTACATGGGGTAATGTAACTTCAATGGCTAATACAAAATTATACGCTGATTATATTTATCTTGATACTGATGAACGTAGACGTTTTGCTCAAGTATCTCATGAATATCTTATTGAACAAGTACAATCGCAATCTTTTACTGGTGGTGCCACAATGGATCTTACATTTAATCATCCTGTTAAAGAACTTGTATGGACTGGTGCTGTAAGTGCCGGTGTAACATTAGCAGCATTAACTGCTAATAAAACTTGGCAATTAAAATTAAATGGTCATGATCGTATGGCTGCAAGAGATGTTAAATATTATACACGCGCGCAAATACACGCTCATCACACCGGATTCGGAGGTGTTCAAACTAGAGATTCTATTGGTGTATATTCATTTGCTCTTAAACCAGAAGAACATCAACCATCTGGTACTTGCAATTTCTCTAGAATTGATAATGCTCAATTAGTTACATCTGGTACTGATGATGTACATGTATACGCAGTCAACTACAACGTACTTCGTGTAATGTCGGGTATGGGTGGTCTCGCTTACTCTAACTAGATTAATTAAGAGTATCTCGCTTACTCCAACTAAGCAAGATAAAATCTTTCTTATTCTTACTAGAATAATTTATAAAACTTATAGAATTCTTTTTAAATTTATAATAAATTTAAGTTTATTATAAAATTATTTTCTTACTATATAGTATAAAAAACAATGGGAGGAGGATTAATGCAACTCGTTGCCTATGGCGCTCAAGATATTTACCTTACTGGTAACCCACAAATTACCTTTTTCAAAGTAGTATACCGCAGACACACCAACTTCGCGATGGAATCTGTTGAACAAACTCTTAACGGTTCAGCTGGTTTTGATTCTAAAGTAACTGCGACTGTTTCGAGAAATGGTGATCTTGTAGGAAGAATGTATGTTGAATGGAACCCAGCAGATATATTAAATGGAGGTACTGCAGGTGTACAAGGTGCTAATGTTGGACATACATTATTAAAAGAAATGACAGTTGAAATTGGAGGACAACAAATTGATAAACAATATAATCATTGGTTAACAACATGGTGTGAATTAACAGAAGTAAACCCAACAAAAGCTATTGTTGCTGTTGGTACTGCTGGTGATGGTGATGAACCTACTTCAGGGGCAACATTATATCAAACAATGTCTTATAATCATGGTGGTCTAGATCACGCTGCTACAGCATTAGATGGAGGTTGTGGTACAACAAAAGCATTTATACCTTTACAATTTTGGTTTTGTCGTAATCCTGGTCTTGCTCTTCCACTAATTGCTCTTCAATATCATGAAGTTAAAGTAAGTTTAACTCTTTGTGGAAGTACAGATTTTACACAAGCTGCTATAACTGGTGCTAGTTTTACTAATTTAAAACTATGGGCTGACTATATCTATCTTGATACTGATGAACGCAGACGTTTTGCTCAAGTTTCTCATGAATATCTTATTGAGCAATTACAATTAGTTCAACAATCTAGTGCTACTGCTACTTCAACAAGTTTAACATTTAATCATCCTGTTAAAGAATTAATATTTACTGGTGCTCCTGTAGCAGCAGGATTAACAGATACGTATGGTGTTTGGACTAGTACAGGAACACCAGGAACTTTAGAAGATGGTAATTACAAATTAAAATTAAATGGTCATGATCGTATGGCACAAAGAAATACTAAATATTTCACACGTTCTCAAGTATGGCAACATCATTCCGGTTCAGGTGGCGTAACTATGCCTGATTCTATCGGTGTATACTCATTTGCCATCAAACCCGAAGAACATCAACCATCTGGTACTTGCAATTTCTCGAGAATTGATAATGCTCAATTAGAACATCCTGCACATGCAGCAGATGCACCTGATACCTCTGCTAATTATGGTGCATCTGCCGCAAGAGGTGCTGGTCTTAATATCTACGCCGTAAACTACAATGTACTCAGAGTTATGTCGGGCATGGGTGGTCTTGCTTACTCGAACTAGAGCAATCTTGCTTAAAACTAATAAACCTTATAAACTTATTTTTAGACTTATAATAATCGTAAAATTATTATAGATTTATTTTCTTAATATATATTATAAAATACAATGGGAGGAGGTTTAATGCAACTCGTTGCCTATGGCGCTCAAGATATTTATCTTACTGGTAATCCCCAAATTACCTTTTTCAAAGTAGTATACCGCAGACACACCAACTTCGCGATGGAGTCTGTTCAACAAACTCTTAGTGGAACTGCTAGTTTCGGTAGCAAAGTAACTGCGACTATTTCTAGAAATGGTGACTTAGTAGGAAGAATGTATGTAGAATGTGACCCATCTGCTGTTATTAAAGGAACTCAATTCGCGCCCAATCCATTACATCAACTTCTTAAAGAAATGACTGTTGAAATTGGTGGTCAACAAATTGATAAACAATATGGTCACTGGCTTAATGTATGGACTGAACTTACTGAACCAACCAATGTATCTATCTTAGATGATAAAGGTGGTAAGAAAGGTGTGTATGCTGCAGTTGTTGTTACTAGAAACAACGAAACAGAAGCTCGTGTACCTCCAACACCTTATCAAAGAATGTCTTTTGGTGTTAAAAGTTTTAATGATGTTATAGTTTCAGAAAAAAGAGCAGCAGTTCCTCTCCAATTTTGGTTCTGCCGTAATGCTGGTCTTGCTCTTCCACTAATTGCTCTTCAATATCATGAAGTTAAGGTTTCTCTTACATTTGATACACAAACTAATGTATCCACCGGTTCTACAACTGGTTCTCTATCATCTGTACAACTTTGGGCTGACTACATCTATCTTGATACTGATGAACGCAGACGTTTTGCCCAAGTATCGCACGAATACCTAATTGAACAAGTACAATATCAATCATCTTCGCCTGCTTCTACACATAAACTCAACTTCAATCACCCAGTTAAAGAACTTATCTGGTGTGGTCAAAGTAATAAAACATCGGGAGGAA